GCTGCCGCTCTCGCCTCATGAGGAAGTGTCGTGTGTATTCGGCGTACATGGCAAACAGCTGCTCCAATGAAAGGTAGTAATTGTGAATCTCCTGGGCTCGTTTGGTCTTGATGTTGAAGACGACTCGTTTGAAGTCGTTGGAGTTGAGGACGATCCACTTCTGGCTCTTGAGAGCCGCTGGTGATAGAATTTTGGCCTCCTCAACAGCTTCACTATACTGGTTAAAATCGTCATCAGTGTGTTTAATTTGTTTGTGAGTTATGGTATTGGCCTTGAGGAGTTTGAGGAACGACGCCTTACGATATCTTTCTTCTTCATGATCATACCCGAGCCACTCAAGGACAGCTGTGTCCACAAGGACACAGCTGTTTTTCGCGCTCATACTCTGCCAGAATCGATTGACCATAAACTGATCAATCTGGTAGTTGACTGCCTTGATGTACTCGAATATGTTCAATAACATCGTATCCGCCTGAAGAGCTATATCAGTCTCAGGGAATTGCTTGTGATCAATCACAGCCTCCATGAACCTGCATCGCTCATCATCTCCCTCTTCTTTCTTGACAATAGTGCATACAGCACCGTCGTTCATCATGTTACTAGTCATCGTGTTTACATTGAGACATATCACACAGACCTATATTTCAATTTATTTCAATCAATCATCTCATCACAGACCTCCAGCTATGCCCAGCCTACGCTTCATGTCGTCAATATGAGACTTGGTGGCCTCACGTCCATTGGCGGCTCTGTACACCGCCTTGTAATCATTAATCTTGGCATCAAATCTAACCTTGCACGCTCTTAGCTCAGTGACTTTTTTTTCAACAATCCGATCTCTGAGTAAGGCTATCTCAGCTTCGATCTTTTGCACAGCCGAGTTACACTCCATCACAGCCTGCTCCGCATCCCCTAACTGCTGACGAGTCGCGTTAAGCATCTCTAGTTTTGCAGCCTTTTCCTGTTCACACGACACAGTGTAAACCGTGTAAACCGACGCACCCAACAGAATGACCACTAAAATGAATACGAGGAGTTTATTTCTCATCTTTTACTAACCTCTCAGAAAAATCCATAGAAGCACACGATCGACTCGACGTCGGCAGAGCAGTTACCTCATAGCGGGTTAGGATCTTATCTACCTTATAAAAAAAGATGTATGAGGTAACAACAATCTCCGGCCGCCACAAGACGCCGAACCGTATCAACATCCTGCTCGACCTAGACAACACCCTCATCTGTTCACTAGCAAAACATGAAGAGAAACCTATTTTCAAACCAAGGATGAAGCAATTCAGATGGGAGAACATGGAAGGCGTTTACAAGGTATTTGAGCGCCCAGGTCTTCAGGAATTCCTAGATTTCCTATTTGAGAACTTCAACGTGAGTGTATGGACAGCCGCTTCCAAGTCCTACGCTCTATTCATCATCGACGAATTCATCCTCAAGGGTCACCCCGAGCGCAGACTCGACTACGTCCTTTTTTCTTATCACTGCAAGAAATCCAGGCGCCTCCAGGATACACAGAAGGCGCTCAACATCCTGAGGGATGAGTTTGAACTCCTCAACTTTGACATGGATAGGACGTACATCATTGACGATCATCCTGAGGTGTACTCAGCCCAGCCAGACAACTGCATCAACGTCAAGGCCTTCGAGTTTACTGAGCGCAAGTCGTGGGAAGACAAGGAATTGGAGAGCGACATACGCCCCAGATTGGAGGCCCTGCTTCAGAAATAGCATGCATTAACCCATATATGACTAGAAAGCAGATCGCTAGCGATCTGCTTTCTAGTCATATATGGGTCGGGCCCAGTCATGACTATCGTTGCGCTAGCGCAACGATAGTCATGACTGGGCTAATCGAAAGAAAATAACTAGACCCAACCCACGACATCCAATTGACCATTGAACGAACAACGTGATTTGTATCAGATGACTAGGTCTTACATGGCTCTGGGACTGGTCTGGTGACATCGCGCAGATATTGTAATGAGATAAACAGCAGTTCAGGATTATGAAAAGATGTCAATAAATATCTTGTCCCTCAACTCCGCCGTCCTGAAGCGTATGGAGAAGGAAGAGACCGTCAACGAGGAAAAGATACAGCTCCTAGACACTCTGCTGTTAGACACCTCGCACCACTTGGATCCCAGCGTCTACGAGGAAATACAGGCCATGAGGAAGGCCGTTATCCATGAAAAAAAGACGTCACGTGCGCTATTCTTTGCGCGCACCCACACACTCATTGACGAATACACATCAATCCTCAAGAAACCCATCTCCCATATCAAGGAAGACAACCTACCAATCCTGAGGAGGAAGAACGAACTCATCATTGGCTTCCTAGACATAGTAAGGCAGATGGCTAAGATAAAGGAATGGACCGACCTCGACATACCGGTCAACCCTGAGAAGGTAGATAACATAGACTTAGGTTCGTATTGTCCATCATGCGAGAACACGGACGAAGACAAATTTGAGATTGACGACTTCAACAGGAAGACCTGTCTCAATTGCTCTACCCAGCAGTATGCAATCGAGACCGGCATCACACATAGGGACTACACCCGCGTCAACATAGTAGGTAAGTTTATCTACAATAGAGTCCTCCACTTCCAAGACTGCATTAAACAATATCAAGGCAAACAGAACTGTAAAATCCCAGACAAGTTATATCAAGACCTAGATTCCAAATTCTTAGCCTACAGACTTCTCATACCTAAAGTCAATGATGATGGTTCCCCTATACCTAATCATGTTAGGTACTCCAAAATCACTCGTAACCACATCATGATGTTTCTGAAGGAACTAAGGTATACCAAACATTATGAGAACGTTAATCTCATCTACTTCACATTAACCAACAAACGCGTAGACGACATCAGCCACCTCGAAGATCGCCTCATTGACGACTTCAAGGAACTGGTATCCCTCTATGACGACATACACGGCAAAGACAAACCTGAGGAGTTGGATCGGAAGAACTTCATGAATGTCCAATACCTTCTGTTCCAACTACTCAGGAGGCACGGCCATCCATGCAAGATCGAAAACTTCACCATCCTCAAGACAGTGGACAGGAAACTCTTCCACGACACCATCTGTAAGAATCTTTTTGATAAACTTGGTTGGAAGTTTACTCCAACCTTCTAGGTTCATTACCTATGAGGTAATGAAATTTATAGATTAGATCAATAACCTCGCCTCTTTTTCACCTCGACTTGGTTCTCAATGTAGTCGAATGGGTACTCCTTCCCGTTCTTGAGTTTGAGAATAATGGTGTCGCGCTCCATCTCGCGGACTAGCTCTGTTCCGGGTTTGTGAATGGATACTACCCGCAAGAGTTCTTGATCGATCTTCCTGGGTGTATTGGTCTGAACCGCTATGTCGTGAAGCCTGATGCTCTGGTCCAGGATAGACTTGAGCGTTTTATTACACACAGCGCCGTTATTCACACCATCATCACAGTCGATGACCGCCACTACTCGCCTGGCCTCGCTCTTAGGCTTCATACTGTACATGTTGATGAGGTCATTCATGGATGACATACCCAGGCGGATGGTTCTGTCCCAGTCAAAGTAAACCATCACGATACCAATGAACGTAAACACAATGGTAAGAATGATTAACCACCTTTTCATTTTATTACATCTATATAATCTATGGAATAGCATATAAAGAACGCTAAAATTCAACTTAACCCATATATGACTAGAAAGCAGATCGCTAGCGCAACGATAGTCATGAAAGGGTTAACCCTTTCATTTCTATCGTTGCGCTAGCGCAACGATAGAAATGAAAGGGCCCGACCCATATATGACTAGAAAGCAGATCGCTAGCGATCTGCTTTCTAGTCATATATGGGTTAAGACATTCACTAGAATTGATGAGTGAAACATGTAATATTTTCCAGGAAAGTAAAAACAAGTGAAATGGCATACTGTGGAAGATCAGCTCCATCGTCCCCCTCACGCAACTACGAGTGTATGAGGAAAGGCATAGGCGTAGGCAGAAATGTTAAGCTTTCTCGCGGTTACGTCCCAGAACGTATAGACCCACGCGAGGATCTGTATTGTGGTGAGAAACGTGCACCATCAGGCAAGCACAAGGGTGACCCTCTCGAATGTTTCAGGAAGGGGTTCGGTATCGGTAAGAAACTCCAGTACGGCAAGCGCAGGTACAGAGGTAGAGAGAACTTTGACGAAGAGGATTTTTTTGCGATAGTAGAACACAACTCGCGAACCCTCCTACTCGCATTCCTAGTCATGCTCATTGTCTTTGGTCTACTATTCGTAGTAGAGGTCTACTGGGCTTGGACCCTCCTCATTGGTTTCATTGCAGGGGCCTTGTTCTGGTACTTCTGCGCAATCTGATATCTTTTACAATGTTTAGCTCCAACTCACCCGAAGACGTGTTGTTACCAGTCATTTTGATCCATAACCCCTAGGGGGTTATGGATCCGAAGATCACTAACCTAATCAACGCCCACATCACAACCTATTCAAACTCTACCAACAAAATCATCTTGACACCTAGCTTCTTGGCCTTCGTCATCTTCCCAGTCTCCTTCTCAAACGATTTGCATACAAGGACCTCACATTCCTTGGTCACTGATGGCAAGACTGTGTACTTCTTTTCAAGCTCCTTGTTCCTGAATCCAGACAGACATATCTTCATCTTACGTTCTGGATTACGTTGTTCCTCTGGTTGAGGTAACAAATCTC